CCATTCTCTGTGTTTGTTGCGAACCAGCCAGGATCAGCAATGACCGGCTCCGACCAGCTCGATGCAGTCGGGATCGGTCGGGAACAGCCCAGACTGGAGGCGGCGCGATTTGGGGAAGAATCGTTTGGGCCGGTTGTCGCGTCTTGGGCTGAACGGCACCTGATGGCGCTTATGCCCTGGCAGGTGTATGCGGTTACCGGGATGCTCGAACATGAGGGCGGTGAGCTGCGCCGGCGAGAGGCACTGGTTTCTACGGCCCGTCAGCAGGGCAAGTCCGTTCTGTTGACCAGCCTGATTGGGTGGTGGATCACTGAACATGCCGCAACGCTGGGCCGACCCCAGCATGTGCTGTCCACCGCCAACCAGCTTGACCGGGCCGAAGCAATCTTCAGCACCCTGGCCCCGATTTTGGTGGAGCGGTTTGGCGGAAAACAGATCCAGCAAATTGGCCGCAAGAAGGTCACCATGCCGGACGGGTCAACGTGGGAGATTCGGGCCGCGTCGAGCAGGTTGCACGGCGGGTCGTATGACCTGATTGTGGTGGACGAGCTGTGGAACATCAGCCCCGCCACCATGGACGAGGCGCTGCGACCCTCAATGATTGCCCGACCCAACCCGCTGCTGGCATGCTTTTCCACAGCCGGCGACATGTCCAGCCACAGCATGATCCACATGCGGGAACAGGCGCTGGCCGACATTGACAACGGCAACCTGACTGACAATTACTTTGCGGAGTGGTCGATGCCGATGGGGGCAGACCCCAAGGACGAACGCTGGTGGGGTTGGGCCAACCCCGCCCTGGGCACCACGGTCACCTTGGCTGCCCTGCGGGCCGCGTCCAAGAAGGAGTCGTTTCTGCGGGCGCACCTAAACCAGTGGATTACGACCCGGGGCGCGATGCTTGACCCTGGCGTGTGGGACAGCTGCACCACCGACCGCCCGATGCCCGGTGGCGGCGTCCTCGCCATTGACTCATCCGTGGACGAGGCCCGGTATGTCGGCACCCGCGCCACTGTCGTCGACGGGCAGATCATGGTTGACGTCGAATTCGTAGTCGACTCCGAGGAAGCCATGTGGGACGAGGTCGCCCGCGTCATGGCCGACCGCACCGTCAACATGGCCGTAACCCCAACCCTGGAGATCCACCTGCCGCCCGAGCTTGCCCGCCGCGCCGGCACCGTCGGCTACGGGGAGCTGATCAAGTACACCAGCTTGGTGCGCGGCATGATCCAGGAAGGCCGCGTTGTGCACACCGGGGCGCGCACCCTGTCCGAGCACATGAACCGCGCGGTGGGTGTCAAGACCGCGCAGGGCTACGTCCTGTCCTCGCAGAAATCGCCCGGCCCAATCGAGGTCGCCCGCACAGCTGTCTGGGCCATCGCCCTAGTCAGCCGTCCGCAAACAAAACAGAAACCCATGCTTGTAGTTTCTTAGTGCTGTATGGTGACCGCGGCGGCCCCGTGTCGGGCGGTGGCCACCACATCGAGACATGGCACTGTTTACACGCAAAGAAACGAAAGCGCAGATAAGCCCCGCCGAGCCGGCGGTGCGCGCAGCTGTCGGCGGGTACAACCCCAACGCCGCAGGCGTGTCCCTCATCGGCCAGTACTACACCTACCAGGAGGGCGAGGCCCGCAACCGCGCCATGACGGTGCCGGCAATCAGCCGCGCCCGCGACCTTCACGCAAACGTCATCAGCGCCATGCCGCTGAAAATGTACCGCGAACGGTGGAACCCAGACACCCGCGAAATGGAAGACGAGGATCTCGCGCCGCGCTCCTGGCTGCGCCGCCCCGACCCGTCAATCAGCTACGAGACACTCATGTCGTGGACGTTTGACGACCTGTTCTTCTTTGGGCGGGCGTTCTGGTACATCACCAGCCGCACCCAGGACGGCTACCCCGCATCCTTCACCCGTCTGCCCACCGGCTCGATCACGACACCTGACCAGGCTGGCCCCGTCTGGTACGCCCCCAGCAACGAGCTGTATTTCAACGGCGAAATGCTCGACCCCGCAAACGTCGTGCAGTTCATCGGCGCCACCCAAGGCTTGATTTACAGCTCCGAGCAAACAATCGCCACCGCCCTACGCATTGAGGACGCCCGGCTGCGTAACGCCGCTTCTTCAATCCCGTCGGGCATCCTGCGTCAGGTCGGTGGCGAACCTCTCAGCGCACAGGAGCTGGCCGACCTGTCGGCAGCGTTCAACGCGGCGCGGTCATCCAACCAGACTGCCGCCCTCAACGAATTTCTGACGTACGAGCCGACGTCGGCCACCCCAGACAAAATGCTGCTAATCGAGTCGGCCCAATTCTCGGCGCTGCAAATGGCACAAATTGCAAACATCCCGCCGTACCTGTTGGGTGTCCCTACCGGCTCATACGCGTACACGAACAGCCGCGAGTCGCGCTGGGATTTGTGGCTGTACGGCACCAAGGGCTACGCCGAAGTCATTGCCGCCACGCTCAGCGCAAACAACATCCTGCCGAACGGGACGTTTGTTGCCTTTGATTACGAGGCGTACCTCGGCGAGATGGACGATGCAAACACCTCACGCGAAATGGTCGACGTCGAGGAAAACACCCAGGAGGAAATGGCGTGATTCGCTTCACTTCAGATTCGGTCACAGTGCAGGCCAAGAAGGGCGAGGACGGCGAGCGCCGGATAGACGCAATTGCGGTGCCGTATAACGTTTTTGCAACGGTGAGCGGCGGCCAGGAGGTCATGTTCAAGCCAGGCAGCCTGCCGGTCGACGGCAAGGCACCCCGCGTTTTCATGTACCACGACTCCACCAAGCCGGTCGGCATCGTGGCCGAGCGCGTCGACACCGACGAGGCCATGCTGGCCTCCATGAAAATCAGTCGCACCGCCCTCGGGGATGAGGCGCTGGTGCTTGCAGCTGATGGCGTCATGGACGTGTCTGTTGGGGTCAACCCGCTTGAGTTCACCGAAGACAAGCAGGGCCGCATCATCGTCACGAAAGCCGAGTGGATGGAATTGTCATTAGTTCCCATACCGGCGTTCGCAGGTGCTACCATCACGGAAGTAGCCGCGCAAGCAGCGACAGACCCCGACGAAACCGAAAACCCCGAAGTTCCACAGGAGGAACCCATGGAAGCCACACCCGCACAGGCAGACGTCGTCGAGGCAGCTGCCATTCCCACCCCGGCACTGCCGGCCCAGCCCAAGCGCAAGTTTGACCTGCCCACCCCGGGTGAGTACCTCGCAGCCATGCACGTCGGCGGTGAGACGTTCCGCAACGTCGCCGCAGCCGCCCGCGACTACATGGTCAGCAAGCAGTCCGCGTTTGAGGCCGCCGCAGGCGACGTCCTCACGACCGACACGCCCGGTCTGCTCCCGGTGCCGGTGCTTGGCCCCGTGTTCCAGGATCTGAACTACATCCGCCCGGTCGTCGCAGCCGTGGGCGCTCGCGCCATGCCCGACGGCGGCAACAGCAAGACGTTCATTCGCCCGACTTGGTCGACTCATTCCTCGGTGGCGGCCCAGTCCCCTGAGCTGAACCCGGTGTCGGCAACCACGCCGGTGATCGCGTCCAACGTGGTCAGCAAGACCACCGTCGCCGGTCAGGTCACCCTGTCGGTGCAGGACGTCGACTTCACCAGCCCGGCCGCCATGGAAATCATTCTGCGCGACCTTGCCGGTCAGTACCTGCTCAAGACCGACGACATCGCAGCCGATGCCATCGTGTCGGGCGGTGCCGCATCGGGCGCAACCTGGTCGGTCACCGCAAACGACCCGTCCACGCTCATCTCGTCCATCTACACGGCCGCGTACAACATCCTGCTGGCAACGAACTTCCTGCCCGACCACATCTTCGTGGCCCCTGGCGTGTGGCAGGCACTCGGCGCACAGCTCGACGTGGACAAGCGCCCCGTGTTCCCGTACGTCGGCGCAGCCGGCCTCATGGGCGTCAACGGCATGGGCGCAGCCAACGTCACCGTGGCAAACACCTTCAACCCGTTCGGCCTCAACCTCGTCGCAGACCGCAACTTCGCGGCCGGCACCATGGTCGTCGCCCGAGGCGCAGCCATCGAGTTCTACGAGCAGGTGCGCGGCCTCATGAGCGTCGAGGTGCCCGGAACCCTCGGCCGCACCTTCTCGTACTACGGGTACGTCGCAGCGTTCATCGCTGACGACACCCAGGTGCAGAAGATTACGGTTTCCTGACCGTAACGCGGAAAGCACGTCATGTCGGAGATTGCGTACGTCATTCGGGCCATGCGCCTGAATGACTACGCAGTCCTCCAACTACTGACAAACATTGACGCCACACCCGGCCAAGAGATTGAAATCTCGGGCGTTGCGGCATCGTTCAACGACTCTGGCACCCTGCTGGTTGCCTGCCCCCAATACGAATTCACGGGCGTCGACGACGAAGGAAACTGGACGTTTGACTTTGACATCCCGGTGTCAAACCAGGTTATGTACCAGAACGCTGGTGCCGACGTCACCTGGTACGCGGTTGACCCGTACGGCCTTGTTGAGTGGAACCCTGTTTGCACATGGGCGACAAACGCCAACGTGACCGAATGGCTAGGCATCGCTGTCGCCACCGCAAACGACACCGCGTTCATCACCAAATGTGTCAAGGCCGCAAACCAGTTTGCGTATCGACGCCGGCTGGAATCTGGTTACTTGACTGACGAGCTGTCTAAAGTGCCTGGCGACGACGTCCTGCTGGGCACCATCATGTACGCCGCCCTGCTCTACAGGGAGCGCGGCAGCGCTGATTCCTTTGCGTCATTTGATGCCATGGGCACTGTGCCAGTGCCCAGCGCCTTGGGCCGCATTCTGCAGCTGCTTGGCGTCGGTCGCCCCCAGGTCGCCTAATGCCCGTCTCAGGCATCCTCTGGGACGCGGTAAACGCCACCAGCACCGCCATAGCCGGCTTGAACACCGGGTACGCGGTTGTCACCGACCCGCGCAACGCCCGCCCCATGACGTTCTTTCTGGAGCTGCCAACCGTCGAGGCATTCACCTACAACGTGGGCGACATAACCCTCCGCATCAGGATCTGCGCTCCGCCGCCCGGCAACCAGGACGCCAGCAACTTCCTGCTTACATTGGCGGACACCATCATGAATTCAGCAATAGCCGTGACAGACCTGCGCCCAGGTGTCATGATTATTGGCGGCGGACAGGAGCTGCCGACATACGACCTGACCGTGCGGGTGGCCGTGCGGCGCAACTAAAGGAAACACAATGCCCACAGCAACATTCCTCTCCAACGCCACGGTGAACATCACGCAGGGCGTCACCACGACCGACTTGTCCGACCAGTGCCGTTCGGTTACCGTCACCATCGGCAGTGACCCGCTGGAGTCCACCGCCATGGGCGACACCGGCCACCGCTTCGTGTCGGGCCTTCAGTCCGTCGAGGTGACCCTGGAAATGTTCCTCAGCTACGGCGCAAGCGAGGTCGAGGGCATCCTGTCCAGCTGTGTCGGCACCGGCACCACCACCCTGGTGATCAGCCCGTCAGGCACCACCGAGTCGGCCACGAACCCCGAGTACACCATCGCTAACTGCATGCTCCAGAACTTCACGCCGATTGCGTCCACCGTGGGCGAACTTGCCATGGTCACCGCCACGTTCACCGGCGGCACCTGGGTGCGCGACGTCACGGCCCCGTAAACACCTACCAACCGAGGGAGAAGAAATGCAGCTGCACCTGCACGTCACCACAAACGACGGCCAGGACTACACCGTCACCACAAACCTGTTCGTGGTCGTCGCCTGGGAACGCAAATACAAGCGGAAAGCTTCCGACCTGGCGTCCGGCATCGGCGTTGAGGATCTGGCGTTCATGGCGTTCGAGTCCTGCAAACAGTCAGGCATCGTCGTACCAGCAGTGTTCGACGACTACGTCAAGAAACTGGCTGCCATTGAGGTTGTTGGGGAGGAACCCGAAAACCCTTCCTGAAAGGCTCGTACCACTACGCGCTAGCGGTGGTGCTGGTCAGCACCGGGTACTGGCCACCCGACATCCCGTTCAGCGGGCAGGCGCTAGCCACGGTGGTTAGTATCTTGAACGAGCAAGCGAGGAAACAACGGTGACGACGACAGCCAACATAAGCCTGGTAGGCGTCGAGGACGCCATCAAGCAGCTGCGCCGCATCGACCCCGAGCTGCGTAAGCAGTTCAACCGTGACGCCAAGGAGATCGGGGCACCGGCGGTCAAGGCCGCGCAGGCCGCCTACCCCGAAATGCCGCTGTCGGGCATGAACCGCCAGTGGAAAGCCAAGGGCCGCACCCTGTTCCCGTACAGCGTCGCCAAGGCCCGCCGAGGCACCAAGGTCAAGGTTGACACGTCCCGCAAAACCAGCAATGTCATCCTGATCCAGCAGACCGACCCCGGTGCCGTCATCTTTGAGGTCGCCGGCCGCAAGACCGCAAACATTCTTGGCCGCAATCTTGGTGTGGTGGCACCGACCGAAACCCGTGTGCTGTCTAAGGCCGTCGAGCAGAACCGCCGCGCACTGGAGGCCGGGTTTGAGCGCCTAGTGCGCGACGTCATGCGAACTGTTGACAAGGAAACCCGCTAATGGCCATTAACATCCCCATTGTTTCCGAGTTTGTTGACACGGGCGTCAAAAAAGCCATTAAGGAGTTCAAGCAGCTAGAAACCACTAGCGAAAAAGCCCAATTTGCGATCAAAAAGGCGGCGGTGCCAGCAGCTGCCGCGCTGGGCGCCCTGACGGTGGCGATGGGTGACGCGGTCAAGGCCGCCATGGAGGACGAGAAATCCCAGCAGATGCTTGCCCGCCAGTTGAAGGCAACCACTGGGGCGACTGACGAGCAGATCAAGTCGGTCGAAAAGTACATCACCGCCCAGGGCCGCAACCTTGGCATTACCGATGACCAGCTGCGCCCGGCGCTGGCTGGGCTGGTACGCGTCACTAAGGACGTCAACGAGGCGCAAAACGCCGCAAGCCTTGCCATGGACATTGCCGCCGCCAAGGGCACCAGCCTAGAAACGGTGACTAAGGCCATGGAGAAGGCGTACGGCGGCAACCTGAACGCGCTGGCCAAGCTTGACCCGTCAGTGCGTCAAATGATCAAGGACGGCGCCAGCCTTGAAGAAGTGTTTGCCACGCTTCAGGGCACGTTCAGCGGAGCTGCCAAGGAGGCAAGCAACACCGCTGCGGGCGGGTTTGCCAAGATGAAGTTGGCCCTGGACGAAACCAAAGAGTCCATTGGGGCCGCTCTGCTGCCGGCCATCCAGAAGGTGCTGCCGTACCTGCAGAAGGCGGCTGAGTGGGCGCAGGACAACCCCAAGGCGTTCACGATCATTGCCGGCACGATCGCGGGCGTCGCCACCGCCATTCTGGCCGTGAACGCCGCCATGGCGCTCAACCCGTTCGGTCTTATCGCGGTCGGTATCGCCGCACTGGTCACCGGCATCACCATCGCCTACACCCGATTTGAAACGTTTCGCAACATAGTCCGGGCCGTCGTGAACGGCGTAGCTTCGTACATCGAGTTCATGGCCAATGCCTGGGTCAAAGCAACAAACGTCATTATTCGCGGCCTGAACCTCATCAACCCGTTCAAGGACATACCGTCCCTAGGCGAAATCAAGCTGGGCCGGCTCGGCAGCGACGGTGGCGGCAGCGGATCTACCGTGGCGGCTATCTCGGCGCGGGACATGCCAGGCGCCGGCGGGGGCACTGGGGGCGGTTCTGGGGCGCTTCCTGGCCTGGGCGCTGGTGTGGCCCAGTCGGCTGCTTCTCGGGCCACCAGCGCCGCTAGGAGCGCTGTGGTGGTGCCTAAGGGGCCGGACGGCTATGTCGGCCCTATGGGCCTGCCCGAGATCA